ATTCTTTACCTTTTCGTTGATGTTGTAACGTACTAACTGGTCAATAGCATAACGATTGAAAGAAGAACAAAACCAATCTGCAACTGCTTCGAGTGACATAAGGAAAAAAGAACTACTATCACGGCTTAGCGCCCAAGCTCCCGAATCGCCGCCCTGAGCAAGACCCACAAACTGACCAAGCACGGTCTGGAGCATAGCCTGATGCTGCCGCTCGATATGCGATTCAAACGGCACATCGGCAGGCCCTGGCTCTAGCATCTCTATCGTCCAACCCTCAGGTACAACTAATGAGGCATCAGCCGCTGTACGCAAGTTTTTTAGTATCTCTATTACATCATTGCGTTCGCTTTCTGTATATCCTTCGGGCGGCCCGTTGGCAACCCAGATCCCACAAGCCTGCCGCTCAATCCTGATAGCAGCAAATTCCTCAAAATACTGCTTATACATCCAAGGCTTATATGCCTGTCGAAGAACACCAAGGCCTTCGGGATTCCCCGATTCTTTGCGCCATGTCCAGACAATCAACTTTTTAATAGGAATATCTTTGGTAACAGAAACCCCCTCTTTAGGACTAATACCACGCTGAACTATACCATCTAATCCACCAGTAGAATCGAATTTCCATTGATATACAGTAGTCCGACTCCGCTCAGCGAATTTGCGCCATCCAAGAAAACCATCATCTTTTTGCTCAAAGACCTTCTCGTGAATGGTAAATCCATAAAGCACTGCCAGCACAGCTTCACGAAGAAGATCATCAAAGGAATGACTCAAGCCATTGAACAAATTATCTTCGATGCGAGCAGAAAGTTCCTTGTCGTCACCTGGTTCAATACGCCAATCTGCATGACGTACCGGCAAAGAAATAATCGCCTCCATTGCCGCTATTGCAGAATCTGACCGCCGCATCTCCTCATAAGCAATCATGCGGGTATTAAGCGTTTGGAGACGATTGCTATACTCTTGATAAATACGACCTTGGCGAACAACTAAACCAGTAACGCCAGTCTCGCCCAGTGATGCTCTTGTATCACCCTCGGCCGCATTTGCTGCTGCTGTAATAAGAGGAATATCACCAGGAGTAGTAGTAACCACACGTCCATCGGGGAAGACTAAAAAGCCTCCGTGGAGCAAGGGGGGCTTCGCTTCTTCGTCACGACCCCAATCTCTAACACGATTACGCCACCAACGACTTAACCGATAACGTGTTGGACTAGCCATTATGTTCACCTTGGCAAAGGTTTGGTCGGGACGGCTGGATTTGAACCAGCGACCTCCGGCTCCCAAAGCCGCCGCGCTACCAAACTGCACTACGCCCCGACAAAACTGGGAGCGGGCCTCGGAATTGAACCGAGATCCCCAGCTTATGAAGCTGGTGGCTTACCTTTCGCCCAGCCCGCATCTTAACTATCTAGCCTTCTTCTTCGGATTGCGACGGCATTTCCCACTTGTTGGCCTGTTGCGCCGTCTGCCACCAGAGGGCGGCCCGTGCCCGCTTTTATCTCCTCGTGCCATTACTCATCTCTCCCGCCTAGGTACTTCTTGGAGTCCTATTGACGCGGCTCCCACCATATCGTTCCAGTTGGAAAGTCTTCAACCTTTAGTCCACTATCACGCAATTGACTGCGTATCTTATCAGCCTCTGTGTACTTCCCCCGTTGACGAAACTCATCACGCTGAGCTATAAGATTATCAATATCAGCATCTGTCATTACCATCTAGTCCCCAGCAATTTCTTCAACTTATCAGAAGCTGGTATTCCCCCGAGCAACTTCTTTCCATCATCATACCCTTTCCGAATACGTTTTGTCAAGGCCAAGTTCGCCAACATCAACGAATCCAAAAAGTCCACATTCTTTCCCCGCTTCTTTTCACCAACACCCGTGCGTGCTGTTCTTAGAGCTTCTCGCAATTCGGGAAACTCCTCCAGATGAACAATAAGAAGACCGCTCTCCAAATTAGCTATCAACCAACTCAGCATCTCGCCACGAGGAACATTGCGCCATTGCAATCCCTCTACGCGATCAACACGCTCGGTTGCTCTATGCCCTGCCGTGAAGTTTATTGCCGTCTTCTTTCGAGCTTGTACTAATGCAGGCACTGCACTATCATTAGTACCATCAATAAACAACGAGCCAGGCCATCTTTTATCAAGCGCTTCAATAACTGCTATCTTCTCTGTAGTTTCTTGGCGAGGATAACTGCGCTGAAAAACAATTTGAGGAGGCCTCATATGAAGATCAATAACAGTATGCACAGTCTTATCGCGACCAGCACCAGCAGTATCTATTCCTTTGCTATAACGATGAGTAGCAACAGGCTTGTGGCCTAGAAATTCTACCTCGGCTGCAAATTCTTCTACTATCCGTATGTCAATTGCTTGCTCCCCGCTCTTAATCCGCTTTAGTTCGTGTTCTTCCTCCCACTCTGCTATCCTTCCTGCAAACTTTTTCTGAGACCGCTTCTTCCAAGCCTCGCCATTATCATCACCCAAGCGATCAGGATGTGCCCGCCAATCAATAGGCAAATGAGTAAGCCCTAATTCCTCATTGTTGTCAACGCACTCGCAGAAGAAATCACCATCACCATTGTAAGTGCTCACTAAAAATATAGGAGCATCCTCTAAATCAGCAAGAGTGCGAGCCATTGACCGCCAGACACCCTCGGCATACGGCATATAAGCAACTTCCTCCATCAGTGCCGCATTGCCGTCAAAGCTACGACCCGCTGTTTCCCGCGAAGGATGAGCACGAATATAGTTATGAGCAAGAGTAGTATAATAGCGAATTTCGTTGTTCTTGATCTTAGGATTGATACCATCAAGATTCTTTTGTTGATTTAAGGACAACTCTGCTGTGCTAAGAGCTACCTTGGCAATTTTCAAAAGCCGCTCAACGGCAACCTCCTCTGAATTGGCAATAAAGTGGCAATGCTGAGGAACCCCCGTCACTTTTGCTCGGTAGAGAAGTTGATGAGCAAATCCTATTACTACTGCTGTTGATGCACCGATTTGGCTGGACTTATCAATGACGTATGCTTGTCCTGCTGCAACTGCTCGCATAATCTCCTTCTGAAAGTCGTATGGCTCGAAGGGGATTAAGCCGTGTACCTTACTCTCGATGTAAGGCTTAGCTACCTCACACCAAGCAACCGGATCAACGGCAACATCATCATCGGTGTACCGAGGAACATTGCCTCGCTCAATTTTAGAGAGTGTTCTACTCACTTCTGCTCACTCATCCTCGGTCTCCTGTTCAGCCAACTCCTCGCGGGCTATTTCTGACCAGATACGAATATAATGCTGGATGGAATCTGCCACTGAATCATTGGGCCAACGCGCGATCTGCGTTATGGCAAAGGCCGCTGTCCGGACTATGCGTTCCTGCACAGCAAGCTCCGCCTCCAGCTCGGCGGCGCGGTCGGCCCACTCAACCAATACACCGGCCTCAATCCAGCGGTAGACAACATCGACCTTTGTGTAACCTATTGCCTTCGCTGCTATATCATCGCTCAGTGGGGACTGGTCGGCCTGCTCACTCATCTTCCCGAAGCCTTTCTATGTAGTCGGCGGGATCAACACCGTCTATGCGAAAGTGGCGTACTACATCCTTATCATCGTGGTGAGTCGAAACTTCCAGCAAGATGCACGGCTCCTCAGAAATCCCTATTATCAAGTGAGAACATTGAGGAGGAATTCGCATTGAAACACCACTCCTCAATTTGTGCATTGATGTATGACCCCGACCGGCCTCAAGCAAGAGTTGAACTTCTCCACTCAAACACAGAAATGTTTCGTCCTTGTCCTCATGGTAATGATAACTTCCCCCACAATACTGATTGATCGTTAGTATCTTAGCACAATACTCGTCGCAATTTACCAACCAATCCTCGCTGCCCCACGTTTTTTCTACGTGTTTGAAACTTAACTCTTCCCAGTTCATTCTCTCTCCTTATCAAATTTTGGTGGAGGCGGCGGGAATTGAACCCGCGTCCTATGGAGTGCCCTTACAGGCTTTAACCACAGTCGAAACCATTCTCACCCCCACCAACAAACATCTTAGAAGTCAACAGCAGTCTTGCCGTAGATAACTATCCGGTCATACCAACGATTTCCCGCAAGGCTACCATCGTAACCTACACCAAGAGAACGCGAGCGCTCGCTGCTACCGAAGCCACTCCAACTTAGACCACCGCCCAGCGGATTAACGCTCCAGAGATCGCCCTCGACCATACTACCTCCAAGTTGAAAAGCCTCCCAACTACCAGCCGCAAGTATCTGACCATCAATATTCTGAGAGACAGACAATACCACAGCTCCACGATCAGGTAGAAGCTCTTTCCACAGATCGTCGCCCGCCAATGGTGTAACAATCAGCACCATCAAAACGAACACACAGCCTAACATCTTCATCACAAAGCACCTCCTCTCTGCTTAAAATACCAACCTAATAAGAGTATACATCCCAAACAAAGCAAATACAACAACTATGCACAATATCGCGAAAGCGATGCCACGGCCCGATGATACACCTAATGCCTTTCTCATTATTCGTCCTTCCCCTGTCTGGAAGAGCGAGGCGTCGAAACGTAATAGGCAGCGTATTCTACAGCATTCTGTGCCGCCACCGTTACCGAACGACCTTCAGCCAAGGAGCCAGCCACACTTGCGGTGAAGGCATCGCCAGCCCCCACGATTTGCATAACCTTAACCACAGGAGCGGGGACAGCAACCGAGAGTTGATCAGTTTGCGATCTTTGGCTGAGGAGAACCACGACGCCTTCCGCACCTTTCGTTATAACGACTGCATCCGTCGTCAGTTTGAGCATTGCGGCTTCTTTGGAGTTAGGCGTAGCTACGGTAGCTCCACGCCAAATGTAGCTGTAATTGTTCAATTTAGGGTCTACTACTGTTGGACATCCTGAGTGAATAATGGCTTGGACGATCTCCTCGGTGTGCTTGCCGAAGACGCCTTTACCGTAGTCGCTGAACACTACACAGTCCGGGCGTTCTCGTTGCACCTCAGACAGACAGGTCTGTGCCGCCCACGCTTCGTTCCTTGGGTACTCGCAGTCCGCTCGACACATTATCTGGCTAGTTGCACCATGAACCCTAAGTTTCGTGGTCGTTACGCTAAGCAAGGCCTTGAATCTGGTTTCTACTCCGCGCAATAGATGTTCCAGCTTGCTCGCCGCCCAATCCGAACCCGTTAGTCCGAACAGCGTCACTTCGTGTCCCAAGCCTTGGAGTAAACCCGCGACATTTGCCGCCCCGCCCGGATAATAGTCCCAGTGTTCTCCAATCAAGCACATCAGCGCATTCTCGTAGTTGTCGCGAGGCTGAGCAAAGAGTTCAACATCCAACATAACATCGCCTACGACATACACCCTCATGTCAGCCTCCCAAACTCAATCAGTTGCTGCTTGTCAGCATCATCTGCCATAACTCAAATTTCCAGCCTGTACTGCTTCTGCCGCCACGCCTTCTCCAGTCTCTGCCTGCCCATCTCGTTGTACTCTTCACTGATGTCCACGCCGATATAGCGGCGGTCTTCTTCGATGCAGACGAGGCCAGTTGTATGGGCACCAGCGAAGGGGTCAAGGACAATGCCTGGTTTGGTGGAACCTTCTTTACCTATCCGCCCAGTCCCTTGACAACGCAGACACTTGTCATACATCTCGGCATTCTCGGGCTCATCCTGCTGACGCAACGACTTGCTGATATAGACGGTGCCGAGGCCTTTGCAATCAGGACAGGTTTGGAGACCCCCGCACTCGCAGGTTGGTTCCCAGCCGACGGTCTTGCTATGCCGTATATGGTGCAGGCCGGTGCCGCTCATATCGCCCCCTTGGAATTGGCCGCCCTGTGTCTTGGGCCCAAGGCCGAGCGTGTTCCGGCCCGGCTCCAACTCCCTTTCGACCTCCACAATCCGTTGCCACGGACTGCCACATTGGATACAAACTTTCGGCGGGCAGGCTGCGCGGATTGGCTTGCGGATTAGGTCGGGTGGGTACACGGCGAAGTGGCTTTCGGAAAAAGCGAAGGTCGGTAGAATCCAGTGGTCATCATCTGGTTCCGGCATCTGTTCGCCAATGCCAAGCTCAAAATACCCATATCGCAGGCCATAGTTACGAAGAGCTTGCTGGGCCGCTTCCACTTCTTCTTTTGACAATCGGAAGCAGTCGCCAGGGTTCTTGCCGAGAGGATGCGTCAGGGAAGGGCCAGCCTTGGTATGCCCCTTATGTGCCCTATCTAAATCCTCGCGCCATTCTCCTTGCGGTTGATAAGTATCAGCATCTGCTTCCCGTCCTGTAATATCCCTCACCGCGTCCAAATCAAACCAACAATCCTGCTCCTTCTGGAAAAAGTGAACGTGCTCCCACGTGCAGGAGAATCTGCTCTTGACTGAGGAGGGCATCGCGTTCGGCTTATGCCACACAATATCATTCCGAACCCACCAGCCCCGCTCCTGCATCCCGATTGCAAAGCGCGAAGGTATCAGGAGGAGGTTCTTGGGCTTGAGCCAGTTATCGTACTTGGTAGCGGCAGATGGCGGGCGGAAGCTCGTGTCTGCGTATGCCTCGCGTTCCCACCTCTCGGTGCTCTTATCCCGCTGCCCGCCTTCCCCGGAAGCACCGGGCATATAATTGCCCCACGACCCGCCAAAAGTATCACCCATATTAACGAATACGCAGCTCGTCGCCTTCAACTTGGGCTTCCAGGCGTCGAAGATTGCCCACAGCTTCTCCAGGTATTCCTGCGGGTGAGGTTCCAGGCCAAGCTGACCTTCGACACCGTAATCTCGAAGGCCCCAGTACGGAGGACTCGTCACAATCAGGTCAATAGACTCGTCGGCAAACTGCTCGGCGGCCTCGCCAGCATCGGCACAGATTATCTGCCAGGGCTTATCACTCATCTACCTGCCTTCTTGGTACTTGCCATTAA